CACGAAAAAACAAGAATCATTTGAGATGAAAACAGACACTTACAATATTCTTTGTAAAGGAAGAAAAATCTATTCAAATCTTTCTGAAGAAGAATATTTCAACATTATGGAGGATCTGTCGATTGATTATTATCAGACAGGTTCTCCACGACCTGAAGATCTTGAAACAGAAATTATTGGAGAGTAATTCTTATGGCAATTAAAAAATCTTTGAGTGGTGGTAAAGACATTGAGTCTCATCCCAAGAATACTCGGCAGGGTAATGGGTCTCATACCAAATACTCTGCGTCTTCTCGTAATTCGGCTCGTAAAAAGTATAGGGGTCAGGGAAAAGGATAATGTATCTTTTAGAATGTGATGATGAATGGAATCATATACATTCCGAAGATTTATGGGTTTATAATAAATTATTTCTAAGTCGGCGTTTAGGGTATACATGTGGTCCTTCTGGGACTACAGTTCCTAAACCCGACTTTTATATTGTTCGACCATCCTTTAACTTATTTGGAATGAGTCGCTTTGCACGTAAAGAATGGATTGAAAAAACAACAGATGACTTTCATCCCTCTGAATTTTGGTGTGAAATCTTTGAAGGTGAACATTTAAGTGTTGATTATTGCAATCAAAACCAAGATTTAACAATATTAGGCACTCGTAATTCTGATGATCCAATTTATAAATGGCAAAAATGGGAAAAAATAGATAAACGGGTCGATTTTCCAGACATTTTGAAGAATTTAGTCGGAAATTATAAGTGGATTAACTGTGAATTTATAAATGGTAACCTCATTGAGGTGCAATTTCGTCAAAATCCTAATTTTAGATACAATAATTCCGTTGCAATACCTGTTTGGGGACAAAAAATAGATAAAATTTATGAAGGATATCGATTTATTAAATGTAAAAGTTACGATAGAGTTGGTTTTTGGGTCAAATAAATAGATTTTTTGCACCAAACTGAATTGGAACATTTTTCAATGGGTAAACACCTTCTTTTAGAGGTGTATAACGTCAATTTTACTCTTCTCAATGACTCAGCATCTCTTCAAGAAGTCATGGAGAAAGGAATAAAACGTGCAAAAATGACAATTTTGAACATTTTTTCGCATTGTTTCAATCCTCAAGGATGCACAGTAGTCATTGCCCTTGAAGAAAGTCATGTTTCATGTCATACTTGGCCTGAAGAAGGTTGTATCGCCATCGATGTTTACACTTGTGGTGAAGGAAATCCACGTTTGGTCGCTCTAGAACTTTTAAAATATTTAAATTCTGAAGATTATTCACTAAGAGAAATAAATCGTTAAATAAAATTAAGGAGATAGCAACCTCCTTCATAAAAGTTCTGTTTTTAACAAAAACAGGAGCAAAATGTCAAATTTACCAGTCGATAGAGACTCAAATTATATGAGAGAAATGTGGGGAACTCGTCGTTTAATCACCGATTATGATCAAACACCCCCAAAAAGAGTCATTCAAGAAGTGATGCATGATCTAGCACCAAAACATGACTTAAAAAAACAACAAGAACTACATGAAAAAATTCGAAACGATGAAGATTATGATGATTGGGAATATGGAACAGAACCTAACTATGGATCTTCTTGGAAATAAGCATAAATAATACAAGAAATTTTATACTCAATGGCAGTAACTCGAATATCTAGATCATTTAAGGATATTAGTCTGTCTTTTGATCCACATCCTGTGACAAAAGATCTGCCAGTTTTGATTAATGAGCGTGCGATTATTCGTTCTGTTCGAAATCTTGTAGAAACAATTCCAAATGAAAGATTTTTCAATCCAACTTTGGGATCGAATGTAAGAAGCAGTTTATTTGATTTTGTTGATTATGCAACTGCTTCTACTATTCAAGATCAAATCGTCGAAGTTATCAATAATTATGAATCAAGAGTTACAAATGTAATTGTTCAAGTTGATCCAATCCCAGATTTAAATGAATTTGAAGTTACAGTTACATTTGAAATTATTGGTCAAGAAATTCCAGTACAACAATTTTCATTCATATTAGAGGCAACAAGATAAAATGCCTTTTACTCAATTTACGAATTTAGATTTCGATCAGATAAAAACTTCAATCAAAGATTATCTCCGTGCTAACTCAACATTTACGGATTTTGACTTTGAAGGATCGAATTTTTCTGTTTTAATTGATACGTTAGCATATAATACTTATATCACAGCATTTAACTCAAACATGGTTGTGAATGAATCCTTTTTGGATTCTGCAACTGTAAGAGAAAATGTTGTCTCACTTGCTAGAAATATTGGATATGTTCCATATTCAAGAAAAGCATCTAGTGCAAGAATATCATTTACAGTAAATGTGCCTCCAGATAGTTTTTTAGCAGATAACACACCAGTCTACACTCCCACAGTAACTTTACAAGCAGGTCTTGTTTGTGTAGGATCTTCAAAAGGAACTTCTTATAATTTTTCCATTCCTGAAAGTATTACCACCCCTGTTGTAAATGGAGTATCTACATTTAATAATATTGAAATTAAAGAAGGTAATTTTCTCACCAAGTCGTTTACAGTTAACGCCTCTATAGATCAAAAATTTATACTTAGTAATCCTTACATAGATACTTCAACGATTAGAGTTTATGTAAAAGGATCTAGTGATAGTGGATTAGGATTAAAATATTCATTAGTCGATAATATTTTTGGAATTGATTCAAATTCTCTTATATTTTTAATTCAAGAAGTTCAAGATGAAAAATATCAACTTCTTTTTGGTGATGGATATTTTGGGAAAAAACTTGAAAATAATTCAATTATCACAAGTAACTATATTATAACTGATGGAAAAGATGGTAATGGAGTAGAAACTTTTTCTTTTGCTGGTTTTTTGAAAGATGCTGATAATAACACTATAAGACCACAAAATACAATCGTTGTAACAACAAATCAAAGATCTCAAAATGGATCTGACATTGAAACTCTCGATTCAATTAAATATTTTGCACCAAGACTTTATGCCTCTCAATATAGAGCAGTAACACCAAGTGATTATGAAACAATTATCAAATCTAAAATATATGAAAATGCAGAGTCAATTTCTGTAATAGGTGGAGAAGAATTGACACCTCCCCAATTTGGAAATGTTCTAATTAGTATTAAACCGAAAAATGGAACGTTTGTGTCTGATTTTGATAAAGAAAATATACTTGCAAAATTAAAACAATATAGTGTTTCTGGAATTAATATAGATCTTAAAATTCTTTATGTTGAAATTGAATCTTACATTTATTATGATGAAAGTAAAACAGTATCATCTAATTTAAAAACAAGAATTAATAATTCTCTCACAAAATATTCAAATTCCGTAGATATGAATAAATTTGGGGGAAGATTCAAATATAGTAAACTTTTACAAGTTATTGATAATACAGACCCCGCAATTACGTCAAATATAACTAGAGTCAAAGTAAGAAGAGATTTAAAAGCAATTATAAGCAGGTCAGCACAATATGAAATTTGTTTTGGTAATCAATTTCATGTAAATCAATACGGATATAACATTAAATCAACAGGATTTAAAATACAAAATGAACCAGACACTGTTTATTTTACTGATGTTCCAAACTCTGATGGAAAAACAGGTATTATTGCAGTTGTAAAACCAGCAACGGAAAATAGTAAACAAACAAATTCTAATCCTTCTTTACAACCTTTTGTTGTTGTTCAGTCTGCTGGAATTGTTAATTATGAATCTGGCGAAATAACTATCAATACAATTACAATTACATCTACATCTTTATTAAATGATATTATTGAAATCCAAGCATATCCAGAATCAAACGATGTAATAGGTCTTAAAGATCTGTATGTATCATTTGATGTTTCAAAAAGTCAAATAAATATGGTAAAAGATACAATTGCTTCTGGTGAAGACATTTCTGGTGTTGTATTTTCAAGAAATTCTTATCGTTCAAGTTATTCGAATGGAAATTTAACGAGGTAATAATATGTTACAAAATGGGTTTGAGATAAGAGTAAAAGTACAACAAATAATTGACAGTCAGATACCAGAATTTATTTTAGATGAAAGTCCAAAAGCATCTGAGTTTCTAAAACAGTATTATATTTCACAAGAATATCAAGGCGGGTCCGTAGATATTTCTGAAAACTTAGATCAGTATATTAATTTAGATAGTTTAATTCCAGAAGTAATTAGAAGCAATGCATCTCTTGAAGAGAATATTGCAAAAACCAATAAAACAATACAAGTATCAAGTACTAAGGGATTTCCTACATCTTATGGACTTTTAAAAATTGATGATGAAATAATTACATATACCGGTATTACTACAAATACTTTTACTGGTTGTATTCGTGGATTTAGTGGAGTTACAAACTATCACCGAGATTTGCAATATGAAGAATTAGTTTTTAATCAATCTACATCAGAAGAACATAAATTAGGGACAGAAGTTGAAAATCTAAGTTCATTATTTTTACAAGAATTTTATAAAAAAATAAAATTTAGTTTAACTCCCGGTTTAGAGGGAGTAGACTTTATTGAAAACCTAAATGTAGGAAACTTCATAAAAGAAGCAAGATCTCTTTATGAATCAAAAGGAACAAAAGAATCTTTTAGAATTCTATTTAATGTTTTATTTGGAGAAACTCCAAGTGTTATAAACTTAGAGAGATTTTTAATTAAGCCATCTGATGCAGAATACATTAGGAGAAATGTTGCAGTAATTGATGTAATTTCTGGTGATCCATCTAAATTGAAGGGTCAAACAATTAAAAAGTCTACAGATGAAAAAAATACTAGTGCATCAGTATCTGAAGTAGAAATTATTACTAGAAAAGGAAAAACTTATTATAAGTTAAACTTTTTTGTTGGGTATGACGATACCAATCCAAATATTACAGGAACATTTTCAATAACACCTAATACTAAAGTAGTTGAAAGTGTAACATTAACTAATGTCCCTACAGCAATTATTGTAGATTCTACAATTGGATTTTCAGAATCCGGAAGTATTTTTTATAATGGGAATGAAATTTTTTACACTGAAAAAACAATTAATCAATTTTTAGGATGTTATGTAAATTCTGGACAATCAATTAATATTGCTAAAAAGTCATCTGTAATATCTAGTGATACTTATTATGGATATGAAGATGGTGATGAAACAAAAAAAGTAGAGTTTATAATTACTGGAGTATTGTCAAACATTGTTATTGATTCTAATTTGTATAACTTCTTAGAGGGTGATGAAATATACCCCCAAAATTTAGGAGAAGTTATACAAAAAGGTAATAATGCAAAACAAATTTTTGCAAATAGTTGGATTTATAATACTAGTTCTAGATATCAAATAGATTCTTTTTCTGGTAACAATTTTATAACAAAATCTTTAATAGATAATACAAGTTTATCAGTTGAAGATAAAATTGAAGTTTTACAACGAAATACTGAAATTGTAATTTCTGGTTTCAGTGACGTTAGTATTACATCAATTTCTGGAAATGAAATTACGACTAACGTTAATACTTCAGAATTAGATTTAAATAGCAAATATGATCTAAGAAGAAAAATTAAAAAATCATCATCAGCGATTGTACCTATTCAATTTGGAAATGAAAAAATAACTTCTGATATTCAAAATCTTTATGATGAAAATTTTGAAAATTTATACGTTGCATCTAATTCTCTTCCATCATATCCAATAGAAACTAATGTTTTTGAATATACAGTAGTCAATTTATTAAACAGAAATGATAATGAATCTTATAGTGTAATTAACTTTGGAATTGATCAAATTGTTTCTTTTGTAACCGGCGATAGAGTATTTTATTATACTAATGAAAATCAAGCAATAAAAGGACTTGAAGAAGGTTCATATTATGTTGAAGTATTAAAAACTGCAAATCCAGATACAAATAATAGACAAATCAGACTTTATTTAAGTAATTCTTCTGTAGGAACAGATGACTATGTTTCCTTTGGTGAGTTATCGAATGGTATAGTCTCGGGTGTTCATAAATTTATTTTATATTCTCAAAAATCTAAAATAATTTCGCCTCAGAAAATTCTTAAAAAATTTAAATTAAATCCGATAATTGGTGATAATAAAAAATATGAAACTGTTCCTGGTCCAATTGGTCTGTTAAAAAATGGAGTAGAGATATATGGATACAAAACGAATGATAAAATTTATTATGGACCACTAAAAAATGTTAATGTTCTTAATGGTGGAACTGGATATGATGTAATTAATCCGCCATTATTAAATTTATCATCTGGAAATGCTTTGGTGCAACCAGTTGTAAGTGGTTCTATTGAAAAAATATTTGTAGATCCTCAAGATTTTGATATAGATGTTGTAGTTTCTGTATCATTGACTGGTGGAAATGGATCTGGTGCATCCTTTGAACCAGTTATAGAAAAAAGAGTTAGAGAAATTGAATTTGATGCTAGATCACTTTCTAGTGGTGGTGGGTTAGATTTTACTAATGAGAGAATTGCTTTTATAAACAATCACAATTTAATTAACGGACAATCAATTGTTTATGATAACAATGGGTTTAATTCAATTGGTATTGGCACTTTTAGTGGTTCTAATTTGAACCAATCTAGAACTTTAGTCAATGGTTCAACTTATTACTCAAAAGTAATTAATGATAAGACTATTGAAATTTATCCAAGTTTTTCCGATTACTTAGCAGGAATTAATACTGTTGGATTTACTACAATTGGAAACGCAGGTATTCAAAAATTTAAAACTGAACTAAAGAATCAACTATCAGAAATAAAAGTAATTAATGGTGGTGGAGGTTACACAAATCGAAAACTTAGAGTAAAACCAGTTGGAATATCTACGTATGATCATACAATAGAATTTGAAAATCATGGATTTTCTGATGGGGAAATAGTGAATTATACTTTCGAAACCACAGGTATATCTGGACTTTCAACTTCAATTAGATATCAAATATTAAAATTAGACTCAAATAAATTTAGACTCTGTGATGCTGGAGTTGGTGGAACAAGTATTTCAAATTATCAGAGAAAAAATTACGTAAAATTTTCATCAACTGGATCTGGTTATCAAATTTTTAGTTATCCCAATATTACACTTTCAGTTGATTATACCTCTGTTGGACTGGGAAGCACTCAAGTTAGAGGTTCTATTAGTGCAATTCCAATTGTTAGAGGAAGTATTGAGCAAGTTTATGTATATGAAAATGGATCAGATTATGGATCATTAATTTTAAATTCCCATCAAAGACCTCAAATTTCTATAAAAAACGGAAAAGAATCGCAGTTTAAACCATTGATTGAAAATGGAAGAGTTGTGGACGTTGCAGTTTTATATGGTGGGCAAGAGTATTATTCAACTCCAGATTTAGTTGTTTCTGGTAGTGGAGTTGGAGCAATTCTGAGACCGGTAGTTTCCGATAATAAAATTGTAGATGTTATAGTTGTTAGTTCTGGGATTGGATATACGAGCACGGATACTTCAGTTCGGGCAATTTCTGCCGGAAAAAATGCGGTGGTTCAATCCAATGTGAGATCTCTAACATTAGATAATTCTTTCAAATATGGTATTCAAAAACAAAACTATAGAGATCCAGCAACTGAAATATTAATAGAAGATAATAATAATTTAAAATATGCAATTATTGGTTATTCTCAAAATATAAAAAATAAAATCAAAGACAATGGTGGAAGTACAACACATTCAGATATAATTGGTTGGGCATATGATGGCAATCCAATTTATGGTTCTTACGGATATTCAGATCCCAATGACACTAGACTTATTAAAAAATTAGAACCTGGATATTCTCAAGCAAGTATTGAAAATCGACCACCTACTTCAAATTTCCCCATTGGATATTTTATTGAAGATTATAAGTTCACAAATAGTGGAGATTTAGATCAATATAATGGAAGATTTGGAAAAACAAAAGATTTTCCAGAAGGAACTTACGCATATTTTGCAACAGTTACAATCAATAATGACGGAGATGTTATTGGTAAATTTCCATATTTTGTTGGTAATGAATATAGATCTCCATATATTGAAGAAAATATAAAGTTAGACCAAACTTTTGATTTTAATAATTCATCTTTAATTAGAAATACCCTCCCATATAAAGTAAATGATGAATATGCAGGCAATGATTTTATTGTAGAATCGAATGAAATTATTGAACAAAAAACACTGATCGAATCCGTATCTTCTGGCAGTGTAACTGCTTTAGAAATTATAAATTCTGGAACAGATTATAAGGTAAATGATGAATTAATTTTTGATAATACGGACACTGAAGGTGGCGGAATATTTGCAAAAGTTTCAGAAATAAAAGGAAAACAAATAAATCAAATTAATACAACTGTCCAATCATACAATAATTCTATAATTACTTGGATAAATGAAAATTCTATTAAAATTCATATTTCGCCGTATCACGAATTTTTAAGTGGAGATAATATTAATATATCTGGATTATCTACTCAAGCTTCCAGTTTAAATGGATCATATCAAATTGGATTAACAACATATTCTACAATATTGGATAAGCAAATTCCAGCGTATGCTTCTACTGGAATAGTTACTGACATTTACCTAACAGCAATACCAGAAAATGTATCAGTTGGAAGTAGTTTTAAAATTGATAATGAAATTTTTTCTGTGCTCAATATTTACAATAATTTTGGTGTTATTCGGGTAAGTAGAAGTGTAAATGGTGGAATACATACTCAAACAACTCCAGTATATTTTCTTCCAGATTCATTTGTAGTAAATAAATCTACAGATTACTTTGAATCAAAAATAAATGATAAAGTGTATTATAATCCAACAAAATCGGTTGGAATTGGAACAACAATCGGAACAGGTATAATTACCAATTATAGTATTGGAATTACAACATATAATAATTTTATCCAAACTCAAAGTATTTTTATACCCAATCACCCGTTTGCATCTGGTCAAAAAGTAATCTTTAGAAAACCAACTGGAGGAGATCCTATTGCAGTTTCAAATACTCCTATAAGTGCTTCATTTAATATTTTAAATGGAGATTCAGAAATACTATATGTAATCAACAAATCTAAAGATTACATTGGTATAGTAACTAACGTTGGATTGACAACAAATACTGACGGTTTATTTTTTAGAAATACCAGTTGGTCTGCCGCAAATGATAATTACAAATATTCAATTGAATCAAACTTTACTCAAGTTTCTGCAGACATTAATAAAATAAATTGTACAGTTTCGGTTTCCACATCCCATAGTTTATCAGTTGGTGATAAAATAAGTTTAAATGTAAAACCAGATTTATCGGTAGGAATTGGCACATCGACTAAAATTAAAGTTAAATTAGATTCAAAAAGTAATAAAATTGCAATTAATTCGATTGAATTTAACAATTCTGGAATTAACACAATAACCAATGAGATTACGATAAATTCTCATGCCTTAAAAACTGGAGACAAAATTTTATATAATGCGGAAAATTTACCAACAGGAATACAATCAACAAGTTATTTTATCTATAAAGTAGATAATAATACATTTAAATTGTGTGATACATATTTCGATTCAATATCAACTCCTCCAAACTCAATAAACATAATCAGTACGGGAATAGGAACTCAAAATATTAGTTTAATTAATCCTCAAATTGAAGTAATTAAAAATAATAATTTGGTATTTGATCTGTCAGATTCTTCTTTAATTGATTATAAATTAAAAATTTATTATGATCAAAATTTTACTAAGGAATTTGTTTCTGTTGCAACTACAGAATCACTTTCAGTTTCTGGAATTGGCACTGTAGGCATATCTGAAAATGCATCATTAACTATTAATTACACAAATTATGTTCCGGAAAAACTTTTTTACAATTTAGAAAAATCTGGATACATCAGCACTGCGGATTCTGATGTCGTCAATTATTCCGAAATAAAATTTGTAGATAGTTTATATAATGATAATTACAATGTTATTGGTGTAGCAGATACAACTTTTACTATCTCTCTTAAAAATATACCGGAAAAATTAAATTATCAAAAAGATGATTGTGATACAATTACTTACAATACAAGTTCTTTATCTGCAAAAGGTGGAATTTCAAAAATAAATTTAATTTCTGGTGGATATGGTTACAAATCACTTCCTCGGTTTTCCGGATTAAATTCTGCAAATGGTGAGGGTGCATTTGCAATTCCTTCATCAGAAACAATTGGAAAAATTATACAAAGTAGAATTATAAATGAAGGATTTGAATACTCTTCGGATAAAACTTTAAGACCAACTGCGACTATTCCCCAATCAATTTATATTTCTTCATCAAATACAATTGATTTCATAACCATATTGGATGGTGGTCAAAATTACACATCATCTCCAGATTTAATTTTAATAGATTCAGATACTGGAGAATTAATTGACTCGGGTTTACTTAAAGGATCTTTATCCGGAACATCAATTAATAAAGTTACAATTCAAGTAGAACCAAAAGGTCTTCCAATTAAACCTGCTACAATCAGAGCAATTAATAATTCCAACTCAGTTTCAATAGATCGTATTCAATCTTCTTCTTTGGGCATAGTTACTTGTATATTAACTACTCCTATAGCAGGTTTTACTTCTGCACCTTTTGCAATTGGTGATAAGATATTTGTGGAAGGAATTGAAAAAATAAATTCTTCTGGAGATGGATTTAATTCTTCTGATTATGGTTATAAATTTTTTACAGTATCAAATTACTTTAGATTAAATCCTGATAAATTAGAGTTTAATATTTCCGGATTAACCACAAATCCAGGAATAGCAAAAACTATCCAAGAATCCTACGCATCTATTACAAATTACAACAATTATCCCAAATTTGAGATTACTCAAAAGTTTTTACCATTTTTAATAGGGGAAACATTGTCTTCTAATAATGGAGTTGGATTTATACCGAGAGACTTAATTGTTACTTCTTGCAATGAAAATATTATTAGAGTTTCTGGAAATTATACTCTTTCACCTAATGAAATTATTAGAGGATTAGAGTCTTTTAGTCAGGCTAAAGTTGACTCTGTTAAAACCAGTAATGGAATTTACAATATTGATTATTTTAATTCCCAAAATTTTGGTTGGAATAGTGAAACTGGCAATTTGAATGATAATTCACAAGTAACTTCTGATAATGATTATTATCAAAATCTTTCATATACTGTAAAAAGTAGTAAAACTTGGGAAGAAATAGTAACTCCAGTAAATAATTTGCTGCATACAAGTGGAACTAAAAACTTTGCAGATATACAATTAGAACAAAATGCACAATCAGGAATAGGAACAACAGAATCTACAGTATCATTGCTCAATGTTTTTATCGGTGATAATCGAGTTGACACTATTAATAATTTGGATCTAGTTGTTGATGTGGATACTCTAGGAGATAAATCTAAATTTATTAAATTTTCTAATATTAAACTTTCTGATTATGTTTTATGTAAAACTAACAGAGTTTTAAAAATAGATGATATTAGTTCTGAATTTTCAAGTCCTGAAGATGAAAGAGAAATTGTTTCTAATATTCTCCCATTAGTGTCTTCAAATCAATTTAATAAATTTTTAGTTCAAGTAAAAAATATAATTAATAATGAAATCCAATTTAGTGAAATAATTACTCTAAACAATGACCAAGATATATTTACTTTAAATAAAGCAAATATTACCACAGGTACTATTGGATATGGATATACCACTTTTGATTCTAATCTGCTGTTATCAAATATTATAGGATATGTTGATGAAGATGAAAAGTTTTATTTGAGACTTGAACCAGAAAATCCTTATGATTCTAATTTTGAAATTAAAATATTGCAAGATACATTTATAACAAAAACTGGAATTGGATCTACTCAAAGTATTGGACTTATAGATTTAATTGCAAAAAATAAAATTATTACACCCGGAATAACAACTTCAATTATTAATTTGGATGCCACAAAATATTCTAGTGTTTATTCTACCATCCATGTAGTTAATAATGATGGCAAAAACATGAACTATGTTGAAATTTACTTATCTCATGATGGTAATGACACTTACATTAGTGAATATTATTTTGATGATGAGAAAATTAATAGTTATGGATTTATTGGATCATTTGGTTCTTCACTATCAAATGGAATTTTATCTTTAAATTATACTAATACTGAATCTGAAAATATAATTGTAAGATCTAAAAATGTTGGATTTGGAACTACAGCACTAGGAGAAAGTTTTTATAGATTTAAACTCGATGGACAAAATCCAACAACGGAAAGAACTGCCGTTCTCCAATCTAATTTTAAAAATGTTAATGTTGGAGTTGGATCTACAAGCGTTATCATACTTGATAAAACACTTTTCACTTCAACAAAATCAATAATTAAAATTGGAATGGGCAATACTAGTGCCTTACACCAAATAGTAGCAATGCATGATGGTTCAAATTCTTATTTAATGCAATATCCATTTTTATCTATTGGTAGCACTTTAGGATTAGGAACTTTTGGCGCTGAACTTTCTGGAAGTGACTTTATAATCAAATTTTATGCAGATCCTTCAATTTCAGGAAATTTAGAAATACTTTCTTTTAGTGAAAACTTTTATACAGAATTAGATACTGTAAATATTCCCCCAGATTTAATCTATTCACCTGTTAGACAATCTGTAAAAACTGCAAAATACTATGGTTCAAATTCTCCATTTCTTCCTAAATTAGATTTTGGAGCAAATTATGAAGGAAGTCCAATATTCATGAAAATTTTTGATCCATCTACAGCATTAGATTTAACAACTGGAATATGCACGCTTGCAAATCACTTTTTTAATACTGGAGAACAACTAATTTACAGACCAAAATCATCTTTTATTGGTATTGGAACATCAGCAATAGGAATTGGTGCTACTGAAAATTACGTTGGAGTAGTTACAACATTATTGCCAGAAGTAGTGTATGCAATTAGGGAAACTAAAGATACTATTAAAATCGCAACTAAAAAAGAATATGCCGAACAGGGAATTGGTGTTACATTTACATCAATAGGTCTTGGAAACGCCCATGAATTAGAAATGTTCAAAAAAAATGAAAAATCTTTGATTACGATTAATAATTTAGTACAGTATCCAATTTCTTACTCTAAAATAAGTCACAATTTATCTAATAATGGTGGTCAAATTAGTATAGCATCGACGATTTTTTCTCTAAGTGGAATTAGTTCTATTAATCCCGGCGATTTACTGAAGATGGATGATGAATATGTTAAAGTTCAAAACGTTGGGTTGGGAACTACAAATATTGGACCAATTACTTTTACTGGCAACATTCCTCTAGTAGAAGTTGTTAGAGGATTTGTTGGATCTATTGCTGGAATTCATACGGATACTTCAATTGTTAATGTTTATAGAGGATCATATAATATTTCAGGAAATAAAATTTACTTTACAGAACCACCAAGAGGTAATCAGCTTGATTTGATTGGTCCGGATGAAAGTGCTCTCCAAAGAGAAAGGGCAACATTTAGTGGCAGAGTCTTCCTAAGACAAGATTATACTTCAAATCAATTGTATGATGACATTTCAGATCAATTTACCGGAATAGGTCAAACTTTTATCTTGACATCTCAAGGAATTAATACTGTTGGACTAGGAACTAGCGGCGGAAATGGAATTGTCTTTATTAATAACATTTTCCAATCTCCAACAACTGTAAATAATTCTTCAAATAATTATACCATTAAAGAATCATCCGGAATATCCAGTATTACTTTTACCGGTATATCTTCTAATACTGGATTGTATATTTCAGATTATGATATTAATATGAATCAATTACCTCGTGGAGGCATAATTGTTTCTCTAGGATCTACTCCTGGTTTGGGATATGCTCCATTAGTAGGTGCTTCAGTTACTGCGGTTGTTTCTGGAGGATCTATTGTATCAGTTGGATTTGGTACAAGAGACATTATTGGATCTGGTTATCGTGGGAATGTATCGGTAGCAGTCACCGAATCTGGTCATACAGGATCTGCAGCAACAATTACTGCGGTTGTAGGTCTTGGAGGAACACTTTCTTTTACTGTTGTTAATGGAGGTAGTGGTTATTCAAATCCAACTATTAACGTTTCTTCGCCATCATATGAAAATTTACCAGTTGTTGGAGTTTCTCGTTTGGGAATAGGTTCAACTATCGATACTGGAATAGGTTTATTATTAAATGTTGAAGTTGGTGCAAGTTCAACAACAGGAATAGGATCTACACTATTCCAAGTTTCAAAATTTAAGATTGTAAGAAATGGATACGGATTTAGAAGAGGTGATATATTTAAACCTGTAGGATTAGTAACCGATAAAGGATTAGCGTCCCCAATTAGTGAATTTCAACTTACTGTTTTAGACACATTTACAGATTCTTTCGCAGCTTGGCAGTTTGGAGAATTGGATTATATTGATTCTATTAAAAATTATCAAAATGGTGTAAGAACTAGATTTCCACTATTTTACAACTCAGAACTTTTAAGTTTTGAGTCCGATAGTGAATCTTTAGATTCTCAATTAATTGATTTAAATTCTATTTT